ATGGAGGCTATCCAGTTCCGGGATTTATTTATACCTTTATCTACAGAGGACCAGATGCTATTGTTCAGTTAAAATCTGGTCAAGTAAAATATACAGATTTAGTTCCTCTTGTATTTTGCATGAATATCGATAGAGGAAGTTTTACAGGGATAAATTTAAATACCCTTCCCCCAGATGCAAGATTATCTTTCCTAGGGTCATTTTACGATACATTCTATGATTTTTTCAAAAATGTAGAGAATCTTACAGAAAATAACAAAGAAGCTTTTAATAAAAGATTTATCTCTCTTATTAAATCAGGGGGAGGACAATCTCTTTTAAAAGTTTTTAATAGGGAAAATGGAGCAAATTATAATTTTGGTTACAGAAAATATTTAATCGAAAAAGTCGATAGATTTAGAATGGTTGAATACAGCGAATGGAAATTTATTCCTTTTTATGAGCCTAAGGATGCTTTTAGAAAGCTTAATCAAGCAGATTTATATAAATTATACAATCAATCTAAATAAACGGATAAATAAATAAAGAAATAACTGAATAGCATATTATGGCTAAAAAATTAAATGAAGCCGGTTTTACGATGAGATCTTTGGACGGAAGACGTCTGGGCTTTGTCAAAAATATCCAAAAAAATATACGTAATCTCTCCTCTCTTGGAATGAGATGGGATGAAAAGGTTATTAAGCAATCAAAATCCATAGGTATTGCCGAGAGCCAGCTTGATTCCATGTATGGCCTATATTATCAGGGAAATTATGCAGGTACAGATTATGGACAAAAAGAATTTATTGCTTATTTTGATAAAGAATATCCTACAAGAAGAGATTTTCTTAGAAAATTTGCAATGAATGGAGAAATAGAAAACATTCTTGAAATTATCGCGGATGAATCAGTTATCTATGACGATAATAATTATTTTGCATATCCTAACACTGCTAATCTAAAGGGGGTTCTAAAACAAGATAAAGCTAAAGAAATCGTTGATGATTTAAATGAAGCTTTCAGAAAAATTTATTATGCTTTTAAATTTAACCAATCTCATGATGCTTGGCATTATTTTAAAAAATTCTTAATTGACGGATTTCTTTCCTTCGAAATTATTTATGATGGGGAGGGAGATAATGATGCTAAAAATATTATCGCTCTCAAAGAAGTAGATCCAATATCTCTAGAACCAGAAGTTCGTATTGGAGAAGACGGTCACGAATATCGTGTCTGGATCCAGTATCGAGGGGATTCAAGAAAGCAAAGGGAATTACTTGATGGTAACTTAATTTACATATCTTGGGCAAGGGGAAACTTCATTTCCAGATTATCATACGTTGAAAGATTAGTTCGTTCATTTAATATGATGAGAACCCTTGAAAATTCACGTATTATTTGGAACGTTTGGAATGCCCAAATGAGGGTTAAAATATTAGTTCCTATAGGAACTCAGTCGGATGCTAAAGCTCGTACGAGACTTTCTGAATTGAGGGGTATGTATAAAGAGGAACTTAATATAGACGATCATTCCGGGGAAGTAACTTATAATGGAAGCCCGCAATTTAATTTTGCAAAAACTTTTGTTGTTCCAACAAGAGATGGACAGCAAACCGAAATTGATGGGTTTCAACCTCAAGGATATAACTTAGGAGATACAGATGCTCTAAGATATTTCTTGCAGAGGTTCCTTATAGAAACTAAGGTTCCTTCATCTCGTTTTTCCAATGACCCAACTCAGGGGCCTCAAGGACAGTGGGGAGCTGGTGCAGAAGGTATTGCTAGGGAGGAATTAAGATTTAGTAACTTTATCACCAGAATTCGTTCTATTTTTCAGGAGATCTTATTAAAACCCCTATGGATCCAGTTTATTTTACAGCATCCCGAATTTAGGGATGATGAAATTCTCAAAGCATCTATTGGTCTTGAATTCATCGAAGAAAACTTCTTTAAGATGATGAAGGAAAGAGATATTGCGGAAAAAGGTGCCAATACAGTTAATGCTTTGATGGGTATTAAAGAACCTACCGTTAATCCAGACGGAAGTCCTGGAGAGAAAAATTTCTTTGATCCAAAATTCCTTGTTGAAAAATATATGGAATTCTCTGAAGCAGATATGAAATTGAATGCTAAATATAAGAAAGAACGAGATGAAGAAATTAAGAAGCTTGCTCGTGCTTATGCAAGAATAGCTGCTGCAAGTGGCGGAGGAGCTGCTGGCGCAGGTGGAGGAGGTGGCGAAGCCGGAGGATTATTTGGAGGCGGTGGCGAAGCTGGAGGAGGATTATTCGGTGGTGGCGGTGAACTTGGCGGTGGAGAGCTCGGGGGCGGTGAACTTGGCGGCGGTGAACTTGGCGGCGGGGAAGTTGGAACTGAAGCCCCGGAAGCTGGAGGCGAAGAGCTAGGATTATAAATTTTTAAAAACTATAAATATGGAAACATTTTTAGAATTAACTAAGTTATTATGGCCTGTCGGAGTAATTATACTTGCGGGGGTTATTTTTTTAATTGTCACAAGAGATAAGAAACCAAAATAAAAATAAAATTATGAAAGAATTCTTCAAAAAACTTTGGGAAAAAGTTAAAGCGTGGGCTGTCTTAACAGCATGGCCTTGGTTAAAAAAAGAATGGATGCAGATTATAAACCTTCTTGTTCTTTTTATTGTCTATGGAAATACCGATTCTCTTCCAGGAGTTCAGACTGTAGCTGGATTATGGATATTCATACTCCTTGTATATTATATCTTCTGGAAATTCTTTGGAGCAGAAAAAGCTTTTAAGAAAAAACCTAAAACCCCAGCAAAATAATTAAATTAAATTCCCGAATAGATAAACTATACGGGAATTTTTGTTTATGATAGTACGTGAAAGCATAAATTTTGAAAGGGATATTGATCCTAATAAATCCATGGAAATTGGGGTCCAAATATTTTAGAATAGTATGAGAGCACAATTTGTAAGGGGCCAGAATCCCAAAAAAACAATGGGTATCGGATTATTAGCTCAAAAGGAAAGACTAATAAAAATGCTACCAGAAATTGTGGGAAATACCATGGCATTACACAAACAAGATATAAATGCTTTAAAAAAGTCTATAAGAAATAAAAAAACTATAGTTTCTTTTAATAATGGAAAATTAAAAGTAATTAATCCAGATCTTTCAATATTTTTCTTTACCAGTTTAAAAAGTTATCTAAATTTTTGGGCTACGGACCAAGTTCAAAATTATAGAAAAACACCAGATGGCGCCGAATATGATTTAATTACAAATGAATCTCAAAATTTTGAGAGAGGATTAGATCCTAGGCAAGCTATGGAAATAGGTCTAAAAACATGGGATAAAATTTCTCCTGGATATATTCTTAAACCCAAAAAAGAGGTTTATGTTAGTAATAAGGGAAATTTTGCAGCAGAATATGGCAGTGCTGATACTATATGGCAAGATATGTATATTTTAATTCTTTTAGTACAAAAAATATGGGATAAAGAATTACACAAAGAAATAATTTACACAAATTATACAAAATGCTGGACATTGCCCGAAGCTATTGAAAAAAGTAAAGGGGATCTAGATAAACTTGGTGCTAGAAGAATGTTCGGAACCCAAAAGCAATTTGAAAATAGATTTGAAATTATTCAGAGAAAAGATGAAAGCAAAAATAGTTAAAAACAATTGGAAGTTCTTCAGAAAATAAAAGAAGCTTTAACAGAACTTTAACGGCATTTTAGGTATATAATCTTTTTCTTTTTCGTATATTTGTCTTCTAAAACTATTAACTATGCTACTACTTGCTGAAATTATTCTTACCATTTTTGCCTGGAGAAAAGGTTATAAATGGCTATCTCTTCTTCCTGTTGGTGTAGGACTTATAACAGGATTTATACTTGGAGCAGGAATTGCAGCATCCGGGGGGATGTTGTTACTGCAAGAGGTCTTTCCATATTCATTGATCTTTTAGTAATAGTTGCCCTTGTCGGCATGCTTCTTGCTAAAAAACAGACGAAAGACCTGGAAAAAACAGATTTGACTGAAAATAAATAAAATACTGAGAACTGCTGAAAAGCTAGTTATAGAGTAGGTATGTAAGACGCGGGTTCGAATCCCGCCACCTCCACAGTCGACGGGCCAGAAATGGAAAAACACGTCACTACTTTAGTTTCCGATTTTCAACTCTAAAAATCGGTGGTGGAATCCTGACCTCCGTCCAGTTTCTGGAATTACCGGTCAGCCCCGTTCTCTACCTTTGGTAGGGAACCTTCAAAGGCTTTGGTGATTGAGCCCGCTAATCAATCATCTATTTGGGGGTGACTTGGCTTTGATTGCATACTAAGGGTAATGATGAACGTCTCAGAACGCGAATAAACGGCGCACAGTTTGAAATGAAAATGGCTGCTTAAGAAGCACCCATTTACAGGAGACTTGCCGGCAGCCTTAGTGCCGGCTTTTTTATTATGAAAAAATTTAATTATTTTTATAAAACTACAAACATCATAAATGAAAAATTTTATTATGGTGTTCATTCTTCTGACAAAGATAACGATAATTATCTAGGATCAGGAAAATTATTATTAAAGGCTATCAAAAAATATGGCCGTGAAAATTTTAAAAGAGAAATCATCCAATTTTTTGATTCTTTTGACGATGCCTTATCTCTGCTCAATATAGATATGTATATCTTATTGAATATGAACTAATTATATTTTATTATTCCTAATTTTTAACCCTCTAAATTATTTGGAGGGTTTTTTGTAATCGTTAAAAAACGTCAACAATGTATTTCATAAGGAAATTATTCGTATATTTGTGATATAATTAAAACTTAAATAAATGAAGGATTTTTTTGAAAAATATGAAGAATTATTAAATAATTTTCTTCATTGGATTGACAACCATGTAGGCAGATAACACAAAAAAGAAGCCTCGGGTAAAAAATAGACTCTAATAGCAAGAATTGAAATAATTGACAAATAAATTTTGAAAAACAATTTGTTATCGAAGATATAATAACAAATCCATTATGTTATAATATTAACATTGGAGGTAAAGGAGGGTCAAAAAGAGGAAGACAATCTCCAATGAAAGGACGAATACATTCTGAAGAAACAAAAACAAAAATTAGTAACTCTGAAAAGGGAAAGTCTAAAAATAAAGGAATAACTCGCTCAATAGAAACCCGACAAAAAATTAGCGAGAATAATGGTATGAAAAACCGAGGTTATCTTGTTTCTGGTTCTCGTAATGGAATGTATAAGAAAAAATACAATATAATTTAGAGACTTGCCGGCAGCCTAAGTGCCGGCTTTTTTCGTTGGATAAATAAAGAAAAAGCCCAATGAAAAAAGTTATCTCTTTTTTAAAAAGATGGTTTGAGCATAATGGCTTAGTAAAAATACTCGCTGCTTTTTTAATCCTTATCCTTTGTATTATTCTAAGTGGCAAATTTCCATCAGCAAAATGGATAGAATATGTAGGCATTGCTTCTGCAATTTATCTTTTAATAACGGTGGTTACATTTACTATTGCAGGAATTGTAAATAGCGTCAAAGATTTCTTAAAAAGAAAGAAATAATGATAGCTATTATTCTTCTTATTTTAGCGGGTATCTTTAATGCAGGCATGGATACTCTTAAAACCAGATATTCTAAATCTATTTTTTCTAAATGGAAAAATCAGAATTGGGTAAATCCCTCTTTATCATGGACAAATAAATGGAAATCCGAATCTAAATTGGGGGATCTTATTATGTCAACGGTTCTAGTTTGGGCTACTGATTTATGGCATTTATTAAAAACCTTAATGCTTCTTTCTATAATGTTAACTGTGGTATTTTATAAACCTATAGTAAATTGGTGGGCTGATTCAATAATACTATTTTGTTCCTTTACGATTCCATTTGAACTTTTTTATAGTAAATTTTTAATCAAGAATAAATAAAGAAAATAAAATTTTGAAAGCTAGATTCATATACGAGGAATACAATGATCTAAAAAATAAGCAACAGATAATACAACAAATTTTATCTGAGGTGCATGAGGATTCCCGTCAGGAAGTTCTTCAAATGATAATGGAATTATCTAAAGAAGAGTTTGATGATTTAGCTGCAAGTTTAGGATATAATAAGCTTGGAAAATACTGGACCATGGCAGATGTCTATGGGGTCGACGAAACTCAAAATTTTGAAAGGGGAATAGAACCTGCTAAATCTATGAATGTGGGTATGTCCAAAAGGATTTCAGAATTAATTGAAAATCTTTTAAAATACGAACAAATAGAAAAATCTGATAGGATTCTAGAAATTAGATTTTATCCAGATATAGTTAGCTTTGGATGTGATAGCGATGATTGGGATGAAAAAGAGGCAATAATTTATATAAGAGATCTTATAAAACAATTTGGCTTAGATCCATTTATAATTCTTTCCCCTGTAAAAGTTTTTCGTCCAATGGGGGTTATTGACTTTTTATTTGATCTAACAGAATTGGGAAAAAAAGTTTCTCCTATAAAAAGATTTTATATATTAAGCGGGGGAGAAGTTGAGTCTCAAAATAATGATCATACTTCCTTTCAAGCTTTATTTGGAGCAAAAAAATTGGAAGAAGCCTATCATTTTCAAAGGGGAAGAGATCCAAAGAGATCTATTCAAATAGGACAACACTGGAATAAAACTAAATCCCAATTATCCGCAGAAATTGTTAAGAGAGTTGAAGATGAGTGTAAAAGCCTTGTAAAAGCAGTTAGTGATTTGGCTATTGCTAAAGGATATTCTTCA